GTTCTTTTGCCACTATGAAGCTTGGCTATGTGCCACCAGTGTATGATCAGCTCCAGCAAGCACTAAGCGGTCTCATCGATTTGACTGATGACATCTTTTCCCAAACTGCTAATCACTTACTTTCAACAGACCGATCAACAGCATACAAATGGCTTGACAATATCGAGTTTAAGAATACAATATATATACAACCTACTATATTTCAGAAACCTAGCCATACGGAGTATTATTACATTGATGGTGCCACAAGGGTGCGAAGGAAAAGGCTTCTCGATGACGATGATGTCTTTGTACCCAACTGCTCTATGTTAGATGTGCTTCGCGAGGTTGACGATCTTCCAGGTTATGGTAAGCTTAATCCCATATTAGATGTTGCTGCACGTAAAGATGACGATCCTAATGCACGCATGTCTGTGACATTCTATCAGACTGCAACTAGTCAGGCGAGACAAATCAAGGCGCCCATTGAACGTTTTATTCAGAGCCTTCTGATTGCTGAGAGTTGCCCACTCGCACCCGATCCTACGGGTTATGATGATTCGCAACCTCCACCTCTAGATACTAATTTACCCTTATACGTATTACGTGAAGTTGCTAAGATTGTAACAAGTGGTTCGTCTAATCGCTCACCATGGATGTTTACAGCGACTGATGTGATGTGGAGTCTTTCACCCCGAATGACGTCTGCCATTCCGCCCTTAATGACGGATCTGACGAACTTAGCTATACTGCGCCAAGTGTGTAGGATTCCGGATGATCTGTGTGCGCATGCCGTGAGTGTGTACTTGAATGCTGCAGGAAGTCAGTCTTACGCATGGTATATCTTAAAGACGAAGGCCTTATTTCCAATGAATACGTTGCATCACGCCTATCGTAAGCCGGTTGAGGGAATTGTTCCTCAAATGCAATGGCTTGATCCTCGAACTGATTATAGATTCATGATCTCTGGTGCCAGACGCTTAACGAATAATGACTTTAATCAGTCTGCCGATAATTTGGATAAAGCTATCAAGCTGGGAGAAGACTTCGAGTGTTTGGAAATAGTCCAATCGTTGAGAAAAAGCACCTCAGAAATGAAAACGCATAGCCATGAGTCTGTTAAATGGATTCGCGATGCTATGGCGTGTACCAGTGGTATCTTCATAACACGAGCTCCAACTGAAACGGTACTTAAGGAGTATACGCAGGCTCCGAAGATTGAGAAGCCCTTGTTGGATAAGGATTTCTCTAGCCCAGTAGGTAGTGTTCGTTATCTTAATAAGGACATAGACTCTCCCGCAGTGTTCCTTAATGATACTTGGGAGGCGGCTGCTAACGAAGTTAGTAATGACAGTGCAACGTGGGATCCTTTAAATCAAGCCATAATGAGATCACAGTATGTTACGTCCAGAGGTGGATCCGGAGCAGCTCTTCGTGATGTGCTGGCGGCAGCAGATGTTTCTTTGCCTACTTTTCCTGGTGTGCGCGTGAAACCATCAACGAAGATAGTTCAGGCAGCCCAAACCTCAGGCGTCCCTTTCGATAAATTGTCTCGCGCTGTTTTGGCGCCCTTGTCTATGGGATTACGTAATCAGGTGCAAAGACGACCAAGAACCATCATGCCTATGAATGTTGTTCAGCAGCAAGTGTCTGCGATTCACACTCTCGTGGCAGATTATATTAACAAACACATGAATTTATCGACTACATCTGGTAGTGCCGTAATTGAGAAGGTTATTCCATTGGGAATGTATGCTTCCTCCCCACCCACTCAGACCATTAATATTGATATCAAAGCCTGTGATGCCAGCATTACTTTTCAGTATTTTTTATCAGTTATTACCGGTGCTATACATCGAGGCGTTGGCACGACTTCCGTCAAGAGGCCATTTATGGGAGTCCCTCCTACTAGGGTCTCAACTGGTTATAATTCCTCCTTGTCAATATCTGGTATGCAGCATATGGCTCAGAAGCTAAGTCAATTATATCAACGTGGCTTTGATTACAAAGTTAACGATCATTTTTCTCCTGGTAATGCCTTCAATTTGCAGACTACAACCTTTCCTTCAGGATCTACTGCAACTTCGACGGAACACACTGCCAATAACAGCACCATGATGAATGCTTTCCTAACTTATTGGTTGCCTCGTAATTGTGATGATGACAATGTTTTAAAATTGGCTAGTTCGATGTCAATTAAGAGCAATTATATATGCCAAGGTGATGATGGAATAATGGTGTTAGATGCGAACCTGTTAAACATGATATCTGGAAACACCGTCAACAAGCTGTGTGAATGCTTAACACGCTTTGGTAAACAGTTTGGTTGGAACTATGATATTGAATTTAACGGTAGTACTGAATACCTCAAACTGTATTTCTTATATGGTTGTCGCATACCCAATGTGAGCAGGCATCCTATAGTTGGTAAGGAGAGGGCAACTTCAGAGCGTGCAGAGATATGGCCCGCCACTATTGACATCATGCTCGGAGTGTACACTAATGGGGTTCACGATATGCTTCACTGGAGACAATGGATTCGGTTTAACTGGGTGTTGGCATGCATGTATTCACGCCAAACGACTAGTGACAAGACGCGTACTAGAACTGTACAGTTCCCAATGTGGGCTTTTATTTACTTGGGTCTGCCACCGATTAAAGTATTCGGATGCGAACCGTACTTGTTTTCGGTATATACTCCAACCGGTGATATGGGAATGTACGCTATATTAAGTATACTTCGTCCTTATATATTCCAATATGCTAAGGACCACGGTTACATATCTAGTACAGAAGGGCCTTTTGGTATGGTGGATCATGTTAAGTTGTTCAATGATCGTAAAGTGTACCAGGGATATTATATTGCACAGCTGCAACGTAACCCCATTCGAACTGATGTTACGAGTAAGCCTGAGGATGTGCGTCGTTTTAAGAACGCTCTGCGGGATTATCTATTCCATGATCCAATCTTGAAGATGCGTGTAGAAGAAGGGAAACGTCGCTGGCGTCAATCTGGGCAAGATTATTTATCTAACCCGCCGTCCTTAGACCAGGTTGCGGATAAATGGTATAAAGGGGCTCAAGATGCGGACATTCCTACTACCGATGAAATACGAGCGATGGATGAGATGCTTTATCGCGCGACGTCACACAAATATGTGAGTTTCTCTCGATTGCTAGAGGCCTATTTGAGAGTGGAGTGGGACTATGATGATGAAATCCCGACGCCAGTAATTGACTTGCGCGCCCCCTTATGTGCTGGTGTTGACACCTCAAACTCCGATCACTTCCTGAAATTATACGGCGTTGGACCAATGATGGAGAGTACCAAACGATATTTTAACCAAACGTTATTCATGCATAGGACCATATCAGGATTGGATGTTGATGAGATTGATAAGGCATTACTAAAACTGCGAACGTTGGGAGCCCCCCGTGAGGCGTTAGTATCTCAATTGATGATGGTAGGTCTTGATGAAAATGACGCGTCAACGTTAGCGGGGAAAATCATGGTGCAAGACATCGGCAGCGTGCAGTTAGCGAGAGTGGTGAATTTAGCGATACCCGATTCTTGGATGGTATTAGATTTTGACTACTTATTGAAGTATAGAATAAAATTCATCACGAACACGGTGCGAAGCTTAACGACGGACATTCCTAGCGACTTATCTTGGATGCGGCCTATTTTTCGGTTCCTGGGAGCTTCCCTCTCCATGTCTACCGTCGGGTTGCCAATGACGATGAAGATAAGAAAGGTGCGGTATGGTGTTAGAAACTTGTCCATATTGTTCAAACGGTGGATGATCGCTGAAAGCAAGTAGGAGCCTCGTACTTGTCGTGGCATGCTTCGGCGTGGCTGGTCTTCATC